GTATTTCAAAGCTGTATAGCTTAGCGCCTATGGTGTTTCCCCACCGTAGGCGCTTTTATTTTTTCATGTTTCCTGCCGCTCTCTTATGCGGCTTAAGGCATACTCATAAGCCCGTCTATATGCAGCTGCGCAAGTGTTGGCGGTACAGCAGTTCTCATACCCCATAAGGCTACATAATCTACGCTCGTAACAATGCTTGCACTCATGCAGCTTTGCGTAGTCGCTCGCTGCCCGCTCCTGCCGCTTTTCCTCATATCGCATATATGCTTTAATCTGGCTCGCATCTATAACCGCAATTCCCAGCGTATTTGCTGTATGTATTTCTCTGTCCATTCCCTCTGTTATGCCGTATTTCACGCCCGCAATAACAAAATCGCAGCCTTTCAGCAGCGCAAGCCCAGCAGCCATGCCCCTTGCCCGCTCTTCCGGCTTTTTATCGTCCATGCACTGCGTCATATATAAATGCGGCGTAATGGGTGCTAAGCCTGCCTCTAATGCCTGCCGTGTCAGCTGCTGCGCATAATCTATGTTTCTGTCCAGCTCTGCGCCGTCTTTCGCCCTGTATGGGCTGCATATATAAACCTTTCTCATGCCTTTTTACCCGCTTTCTGTTGTGCCTCTGCCCGTGCCTGTTCATTTCCTGCCAGATATGCTGCTAAGCACATCAGCTCGTCTGCTCCCTTTTGGTCTATAAAATTACAATCAACGCAGCATTTACAGTACCCCGTAATCTGTAAATATCTGTCGTATACTTCCTGTGGTGTCTGGCACTGCTTTAAGCTGTCCACCATGCCTGCAAGCTGCTGTATTGCCTTTATGCCTGCCTCGCCGCCCTTTCCGTGTATCCCTACTGTAATCTGCCGCATTTTTGTTGCGCCGTCTGCTCCTAAAATTGTTTTACTCTTCATTCTGTGCCTCGCTTTCTTCCTTAAACCCAGCCAAAAGCATAGTCATTGCATCTATCGCTGTATCAAAATGTTTCCCCAGCTCTGCTGCGTCAATAAGCCCCTGCTTTGTGTTTCTTCCGTTCCCTTTCATTGCTTGCGTTTGCAAAATAGGTTTTAACTGGCTAAGCCCAGCTATGCTGTTCTCTAACTCTTCCTCACTCACGCAGATTTTTACATAGCCCTTGCCGATATGTTCAACACTCATTTTCTGCCTCTTCCTTTCTTCTAATCAGCCGTACTGATACCTCGTAAGCTGTGCGCTGTTCTCTTTCTCCTGTGTCTGCATCAAGCACTTTTTCATACTGGCGGCTCTGATACCGTCCCAGCAGTTCTACAGTGTCGCCCTGCTGCCACTGCGCCGCCTCGTCTGCCTGTTCCTGCCAGCAGATGCACGGTAAAAAGCAGCTGCCGCCTGTAAGCTCATTTCTTACCTTTACCGTAATATCAGTAATGCGCTTGCCTCTCGGTGTTTCTCTGTATGTTGGCTTATTCGCTATAACGCCTCTTACTGCTGCCTCGTCCTGCTCTACTGCCTTTTCCGATACCGCCACAAAATCTGCCAGAATATATACCAGCAGTCTACCGCTCTGGAAGTCCTTAAGCGTCTGCACCTTACCTGTCAGTAAAAGCCTGCTGCCCTCTACAAATTCCTGCATAACGTCAAATTCTATGCCATTGCAAGCCCTGTATGGTACGTCCTCTGCAAATACTACCGTTACCTCGTCCGGCACGCCGCTTGGTCTTACCGTTTCCAACTTTGCCATATAACCGCAAAACGGCAGCCCGCATAGCTGCTTAATTTCCTTAATCTGTGTAAGCGTTCCTACCAGTCCCGCTGCATTTCCCTTGATACCGCCACCTGTAAGCTCGTCCATGATTGCAGTATCTAAATCCCGTAAAAAATCCGGCTTTTTCTTTGTCATACTTCCTGCCCTTTCCTTTCTTATATGTAAATTGTGTAGTAAAGCGACATCTGCAAATCACTAAACTTATACTGTGCTGTCTGGTCTGGCTCTAATGGTTTCATAAGCCCCAGCTCTTTCCAGCGTCTGTGCGTTATCTCCGGCACTGCTCTAAACTTCTTTACCTCATGCCCGCTGTATTTTCGGTATTCCTCGCTTATCTCATGGTCTGCAAACGGTTTGAACGCTGCCAGATACCCTACGTAAACCTCTGCTTTGCCCTCGATAATGCGCAGGCGGTCTGAACTCTCCAGCGTGCCTATAAATTCCTTTACTGTCACTGTCTGCCTCTTCTACTTCTCTGGCATTTCGTACAGCCTCGGTATTACTGCTGCAAACGGCTGTACGTCCATGCCGCCCCTTATTACAGCTGCACCGCCAGCCGTAAACAGATAGCTTACGCACGCTTTCTGTATCTCGTCCAGCACCTCTAAGCAACGCTCTTTTGTGGCATACTCTCCGATTTCCTCTAAACACCCGTCACTTATGCAAATTACGTGGCGCTTTTTGTCTGCCTCTGCGCCGCCTCTCTTTTTCTTTATGTCCTCGTACTCTCCATACTCTACGCAGGCGTAATTACCGCCCAGCCTATACAGCTTTTCTTTATTCTGGCTGCGTATATATACCTCGCTCATTGCCTTTATCTCCTTGCCTCTATGTTTTCCATTTCAGAAATGCAGTTTGACGGTATCAGCTCATAAGCTGCCGCCTCTATTTCTGTAAGCGCCTCTTTATACTCAATGTATCCCCACGCCTGCCGTGCTATCTCTGGTACGTTCTGCCGTTCCTCAAAATTTTCTATATGTAAAATCTCGTTTCCCTGCGGCTTTGGAAATGTTCCCAGTGATAACGGGCGTAAAGGGCTGTAATATCTGTGGCTCATTCTCTCGCCCCGCTTTCCTCTTTATGTTCTTGGTAGCCCTCTAAGTATCCTATTGCCTCTACGTCAATGTCCTTGCCGTCCTTACCGTCGTTGTTTATCCGAATTTTGCCGTAGTAGGCATAAATACAGCAGCCGTCATAGTCGTATACTCTTATGCTGCCCTCTGCGGCTGCCTCTGGTGTTTCAATAACCAGCGGCTCTGCCTGCTGCATCTGCGCTGCTACCTGTTCGTCTGTTACTGGCTCGCTGTTCTTTCCTCTGTACCAGATAGCCAGCATAAACAAAATGATTGCCAGCACGCCTGCCGCTATAACGGCTGCGCACTGTATCAGTTTCTTAACTGCCTGTCGTTTTCGTTTTCTCATTTCCCGCCTCGCTTTCCTCTATCATTGCAGCCCTGCTACGCCGTTCTATCCCCGTAGCCATAAACGCTATTTTCATATCTCTTTCGTTAAATTCGTCGTAGTCTCCTACTGGTGCATCTTCTGGGAAAATCTTCTGTGCCTGTATGAAAGCGTCCATAAATGTACTTAATTCCTCATAAAATACGTTTCTGTAAAATTCAAACTCTAACTCTATTTCGATTTTCTGCGCTTTCGTGCAATATATGCCGATTTTCTGCCGCCGTCCGTATGGCTTGTATGCTGTTCTGTCAGATTTAGCACCCATGACCTTATACATACACTGCCGCAGCAGTTTTATTTCGTGCTTTCCGTTGTAGGAAAATATCGTATATTCATACTCTTCCTTTTGCAGTTCGTCTAAGGAATTTATACCGTTATCCTTAAGCAGCTTTGCAAGTTTCTTTTGCGCTGTCGTTTTCTCGCCGCCTACGCCCCGCTCTGCCAGCGCTTGCAGCTTTTTAATACGCTGTATTGTTTTTTCGTCCATGTATTGCCCTCTCTTCTGTAGCAAAATAGTAGTTGTCTACTATCAGCATTTTTTTACTGAAAAGGCACATAAGCCCCAGCGGTACGGTAATAACCGCTATTGTTATGTCGCCCTCTGTCGCCCATGCCGCCAGCACGGTAACTGCCAGCATTGCAAGCCCGTAGGCTTTCTGCTTAATGAAATACCAGCGGCGGGCTTTCTTTGCCTGCTCCCGCTGCCGCCTCTGCTCTTTTTTCTTTCGCATATCTGCTATGGCATCTGCATAGCCTCTCTGGTATGCGTCCTCTACTATCAATGCCTCTGCTGCCATTCTCTGCCTCTCTTCCTTTCGGCGGCGCTCTCTGTCTTTCCATGTGTGCCGCTCTCCTGTTCTGGCGTTTGGTTTTACCGTGCGGGCTGCTTTTCGCATTAAAAAGCAGCTGAAAACCTGTTGACTGTCCACATACTTTCTGGCTGGTATGACCGCCGCTATTTTTCCACGGTATACAGATTGCAGCTATTAGCCTGCTGCCCTCTGCCGCAGGCTCGCCATGCCTGCTACACAATGTGCCGTGTGGGATTTGAACCCACGACTTGCCGCTTATGAGGCGGCTGCTCTAACCGCTGAACTAACGGCACTCGTGGCGGCTGCTGCCGCCTACTCATTAAATAAAAAGCCTTTTTCTATTAAAAACCTTATCCAATCGCAGCCCGTTACGTCGTCCCGCTCAATGAATTTGTAAAAGCTCTCTGCGTCCTCTATTCCGTATTTCTTCAAAATGTTTCTTGCGTTCTTTGCTGCTGGCGTAGTAAAAACATTCTCTGCGTAAAATGTAGCCTCTATAGTCCCGTAGCTGTTCTTTCCTGCTGGTGTTCTCATTTCCACTACGACTACATTCTTTTTGCTTTTTCTTCCTACGCCCTTTCTTATTACTACTGCCTCACTGAATAACCAGCCATTCCAGCCTCTACGCATAGGTGCAAACTGTGTGCGTGGCACTTCTACTAAGTCGCCTGCCTGCAATTTATTAAAATCTACTTTTTTCATGTGTCTTACCTCTCTTTTGTTATTCTTGTTTATAACGCCTGCTGCCCTGCTGCCGCCGTGTAGGTTTTCAGTGTGGCGTTGCAGCGTTTGAACTCCCTATAAATTGTGTCCCTATGCGTTCCCAGTGCCTCTGCAATATCACTTACACTGCTGCCCTGCTTACTCATAGCCTCTATGGTCTGCCTGTCCTCGTAATGCAGACGCTTGTACTTTCGTTTCGCCATGTTCTATGCTCCTTTCCGTCCTCATTTGCTTTTATGGTAAAAAAATAAGCGTGTCAGAGTTTTTACGCTCTGCACGCTCTTCTTTTCTGCTGTTTCCTATAAAAAAAGAAAATCGGCAGAGGCTTTATAACCTCTTGTCGATTTTCATTCTAAAACTTATCAATAAAAATGTCAACATTAAATTCGACATTTTTTCATGTTTTTATCGTTTTGCCGTTTTGCACAATACGTAGCCTGTTTTATTGTATATTTTCACTTTTAGGCAACGCAATAGTAAGGCTGCCACTGCTGCCAGCCTCTCACGCTCCCTATTTCCGTTCTTATGCAAGCTGCTTTACCTCTTCCTCGAATAGTTCCCCTGCTGAATGATAGCCATGTATTTTGCGTGGGTATCCGTTTATCCAGTTCTCTATACTCTCTACCTCTTCCTCTGTCCTGTCGTCAAAATTTGTGCCTTTCGGTATCTTCCGGCGTATCATCTTATTTGTTACCTCATTTGTGCCACGCTCCCAACTGCTGTACGGGTGGCAGTAATATACCTTTGTCCGCTTTTCTCCCTCGTTGATAATAGAACGCTGTAAGCCCTCTGCATCTGCAAACTCGCTGCCGTTGTCTACTGTGATTGTCTTAAATACCCGCTTAAACATATCAGCTCCCCATTTTCTTTCTAATCTATCCAGTGCCGCTACTACTGCCTCGTCTGTATGGTCTGGCAGTTTAAATATAATCTCGTTTCTGGTTTTCCGCTCTGTCAGTACCAGCAACGTATTTTTTGACTTTCCCCGCTTACCTAAAACGCTGTCCATTTCCCAGTTGCCGAACTCTTCCCGTGTATCTATCTCTTTCGGGCGTTTGTCTATACTCTCTCCTGCTGCCGCCCTTTTCTGTTGCCTCTGTACTTTCTTATAATTTCTCTTCTTATTCTTCTTTACTGGCAAATTCTTATTAGACAACTTAAGGAAAATACCTTTATCAATGTAGCTGTATAAGGTCGTTACGCATACTGTTACGGAAAAGTCCCCCTCTTTCCCCTGTGCTTTCAATTCTCCCAGTACCGCAGCTGGGCTGTAATCTTCATTTACTATTTTATCCTCTATATAATTTGCGTATGCAATATCGTTTCCTATTTTAAGTTGTGTACCCCTTGCCTTTAAATTTTCCTCTGCTTTCATTTGTGCCTTGTTTGGGCTATAACTTAATGTTTCTGTATAGTCGCTATTTCTGTGCATATATTCCCCTCGCTTAAGCTCATTGTATATAGTGCTGCGGTGTACGCCCAGCTGTTCTGCTATCTCTATCACGCTATGCCCTGCTTTTTTCAATGCCTCAATACTTATACGGTCTGTCCATGTCAGCTGTCGGCTGCCTTTCTTATTCGCCATTTCTGCTACCTCTCTTTCGTTCCTGTTCTTTCCCCATATACGACGAAAAGCCGCAAACTCTTTTACAAGTCTGCGGCTTATGCCTTTACCTATTTACAACACTTTTTACAAGCGGTGTATTTCTTCTTTGCTTGGCTTAGCGGTATGCTCTTTGGGTTTTTCATTCCCGAACAGTTAGACTTACTATGGTATTTTTTGTTGCTACGGTCTACATATACTGTAGTTTCTCCCGTATGCTGGCTTACGCTGGGCGTTGCGTCCTCGATTACGTCAAGCTCTATATTGCACCCGAACGTCTGTACCCCCCCCCCAGAAATTTCCAGTATTTCTGCGGTGTAGCGGGCTTTCGGGTACTTTCTCGCTAAGTCCCCCGCCAGTTCTGCCGATAGATTGCCTATTACCTTATCGCCCCACTTTACGTATGCGGCAGGCTCTCCGTTGTATGTGTACTTTTCTACTGTAATATCTTCACTGCCGGACATTTTGCTTAAAATATCCTGCCTGTTTTCTCCGTCCTCATTATTGAACGTCACGCCTACTACTTTCGTTCTGATTGTATCTAAAACCCTGCTACCAGATGCGGCGGCAGGCGCTGGTGTTCTGTTTCCGTTCTCTTTTCCTGTGCTTTTCTTTTTCAGTCCAAAATAGGCGCATACTGCCGCAATCACAATACAACCCATCCCACCTGTTATATTTCCAGACGGCAGCGCCGTTAAACCGCTTACTGCAAATAATGCAGCCACTACCAATAAAATTACCTTTTTCTTTGTCATAGTAAGCCCTCGCTTTCGTTTCTACTTCAATTCTAAAATTTCATCAGCAGAGGCGTTAAGCTCTCTGCAAATTTTCGCAAGTGTTATTGCGTTTGGCGTAAGCTCGTTGTTTTCCCAGCGGCTTATATCTTTCTGGTATACTTGCAGGCGCTCTGCAAGTTCCTTTTGCGTCACGCCTGCCGCTTTTCGTGCTTTTTTAATGTTTTCGCCTAAATTCATGCCTTACCTCTCTTTTCTCTTGCCCTCAAAATGAAAGCAACCAGCAGCTTTACCAGTCCTACTGCTACTAAAAATACTCCTAATTTTAAAAGCATACTCTTTACTCGGCTTTGGGTTTGTGTTATATTTCTTATAGGC